ATATAGAAGTAAGAAATATATATTATTGATTAAAAGGACATAGAGATAATACCCTTATCTAATATATAATATGGAATACGCCACGATGTCTTCTTCTATTGCCTCCGCTTCTGCTTCTGCTGTTAAATCCTCCAAGAAAGGAAAAAAAATTGAAACCAAAACAAATAATAATATATCTTCCAAAAAGGATATAGAGAATATTGAACTATCTAATATATATAATATGGAAACCCCTGCCGTTGAAAATACTATTACCATCAAACCCAAGCGTCAATATAACAAGAAGGCAAAACCTTCTGTTGTTGAACCTGTGGTTGAGGAAGTTGAAATTGAATGCTGTAAAGGTTGTGGCGAATGCGATGGTGAGGAACAATATGGTTGGTATTGTGAAACTTGCTACGCTGAAAAGTTGGGACATTATCCCCAAGCAACCGATAAAAACGATGATGATGATGAGGAAGAAGTTGTTGATGAAATCCCAGAAACTCCAATCCAAACTATAAAAATAAAAATTACTCATACGAAGGAGCAACTTGCGGAACTTGAAAAACAAAGAAAGGAAATTGAAGCAAAGGAGGTCTATAATAACTGGTATAAAGACGAGGAAAAGGTTGTTGCTGATGTGTATGCTTATTACAAAGCAGAGGCAGAAAAATCTTATGAAATCCTTGTTAAAGCAGGTGTGGAAAAGAATGTCGCTCAATACCAATTGACCTATATTGATATTCTCCATCTTGAATATAACGAGTTAGACCCTGAACTTATTGAAAAGGTGTGGAACTTAAATCATAAGAAAACTTCAAAATCAACTTCCACTACTGGTAAAACGAAACCTCAAAATCCAATTGGAGAAGGTAAGCGTAGAGGTGAAAGGGAGGAAAAGTTAAATAGTGGTAAGATGAATGATAAGATTATGGGTTTAACTGATGTGTGGAAAGGTTATAAGTGGGGTCTTCTTGAAAGAGGAAAAGATGGAAAAGACCCTATTATTATCGCAAAGCAGGGTGAAACTTATAGTTTGCCTGTGTGGAGTGAGGTTCTTGAAATCATAGGAAAAGATGGTGATTGGAAAAAGAAGGAGGATATGGTTGGTTGGATTTCTAAAAATATGAAAAAGTAAAAACTATAAAAATATAAAAATATAAAAAATTGGTGTTGTTATGTATTATATATTCAAATATATAATATATATTATTAAAGGATATAGAGAATACCCATTATATAATATATAAATAAAAGGAATGAACGCCGAATTGAAAACGAACTACCCTTTGCTTACAAACCTTAATGGAACTATGAGAATGGAACAAACCATAGTAGGTTTAAAAGATTTAAACTATAAAGCAAATCATACTAAAACAACCGAAGATGAAATTGCTTACTTAAAAAGTTTAGAGGACTTTATTGATGAAGTTGCTAATAAAAAAAAAAAGGAAATACAAAATAAACTTAACGCTATTGAACGCAGTAAAAAGTTTGATATGATAAACTTTGTAAAATATCTACCTATGGATTTACAACGAGAAATACAAAAATATTTAGAACCTGAATTACGATATACAAAAAAAATTACTACTCTATTGAATGTATGGAATAACTTAACCCTTTGTCCTTATCCTTATGGAATTGATGGTTATTTATTTAAAGTTTCCAAACCACAGATAATACGCCTAATAAGAGATTGTGCTATTTATCCTACTATGAATGTAAAATCAGGTGATAAAAAGGAGCGATGGTGTAAGATGATTTACGAGGAGTTCGTATCCGTTATACAGCATAAACTAAATACACCTATAAATAAACTATTGGCGATGCGTGATGAGGAATGGAGTTGCGACCCTAACTGTAAGCGAATTGATAAGTGGTATAAGTTCTTTCTGTATATAACAACCTATATTAAATACCGAAAGGAATTAGAAACCGCTGTAATAAAAAAAAATACAATCCTAACTCAAATAAAAAACAATCAAATTATTTGTAGCAAATAAAATCTAAAAATATTATAAGTATGGAAAGAACAATAAGTAGCGATGGAATGGTTAGGGAGGAAGGTGATGGAGTTGTAGTTTATTATGGTGATAAATATTTATTTTCCAAACTAAAAAGAAGGATTGAAAACGAAAAAGAAAACAAAAAGATAAAAATTAAAGAACCTATAAATATAAAGTTGGAAGTAGTTGATTTAGGAATAGTTGAATAAAATAATATCTATTGTTTAATATATATTATTATGGAAGCAGTTGAACCTCTAACTTTTGAGAAACAGATTGAGAATATAGTTGGATTTAAAAATCTAATAGACCAAGACACTACTAACGATTTCTTTTTATATCCTTTTATGAGTATGGTTCTTAACCTAACTGATAGTCAAGGGTTTATTACTGAATTGGGATTGAAGTGTTTGTTTAACGAGATTAATAAGGACTTTGATATTATTAACCAGTCGCCAGAGAAACCTTCACAAAAAGCACTTTGTCGTCTTTGTTTGTATTTTACAATCTGTTATAACCTCACTATTTATTTTGGAGGTTTTATTTTAGGACTTGAAACAGAGGCAGGTAAGAAGTATGCTGAAAAACTACCAGCGGAACTGATTGGTTATTTGAAGGAGATTAGTGAAAGGGCAGATAAACTCCACCCTATATTAGAGCATCAACTTAAAGGTTTAACCAGTAGATTAACTGATAAGTATGCGAAGATTTATAACGAGGAAAAGCGTAAGCACTGGACGAAGGATATATTCCAAACCAGCGTCCATATTCCAGCACACCCTGACGATTACCCTGAAAACTACAAACCTGAAAATTGTATTAATATACCTTCAAATCAGTAGTGCTTTCATCAATACCACCAAACTCGTCGCCTTGACCTTTACCTACCATCTTTAATCCTCTTATCTTAAACTTATTTTTCTGTTGGTAAAATATCATAGCATAACGATTACCAGTAAAAGGTTGAGTTTTGTGTGCTAATCTCGCACCATTAAATCCTATAACAACATCTTTTGTGGGATATAGTTTAGGTTTATCTTTATCATCGTATATATATAAACCACCACCAGTATAATCACCTAAAAAAGTAATACAACCTAATCCATCATTACCTCCGTCTTTGTGCTTTTTTGCTTGAAGATTTTTATTAATAGTTATAACAGAGTATTCAAACCCAGTAGGTAATATTTCATTAGCATACTCAACTACCGCTTTAAATAGTTCAGGGTTTTCCTTATTCTTTGAGAACTCACCAACAGGTAAAAATCTTCTTCTTCCACCACCCAAATTAAAAGTATAACCTTTTGTGCCTATAATCTCGCCACGCTTTTTAGAACCATTAAAATAAAATCCACTTGATACAGATGGTATATTTGCGTTCTCAATCAACTTTGCTACTTTTTCTTGTAGTTTTTTTATTTTAGGTGTAATTACAATCTTATCTACAAACACCTCTGTATTATCAGGATTATCTCTATCTAAATCTTCATTACGCAGTTTTCCACCTTCAATAATTTTGAGTGGTTCATCAGGAGGATTAAGAATTAATTTAGAACGCTTCCTAAACTCATCACCCTTTACATCAATCTTTTTAATAAATTGAGGATAAGCAGTTAAAAGTTTTTCATTATTTTTTAGCAAACTATCTATACGATTTTCCTTACTACCTCGCTCGGCAACTTTACCGCCAGGTGTTAATTTTACAGATATAACTATAACATTATCATACCTAACTACACCTCCGTCTTTTTCTTGATACATAAATAGTAATTCTAACTGCTCGTTTTCTCCCTCGTCTAATGTATATTTAATTTTCATACTTTTACGATTAATAATACCCATAAAATCACCACTAAACTCGGCAAATCCTACTACGGCATAATTTTTTAAAATAGATTTATAAAAAGGGTTATACATATTTTTAGTAGTCCATAAGTATTTTTTCTCACTAATTAACGCTTTGTATGCGTTTTTTATAAATAAATCTAAATCAGTTAGGTCGCTTATCTTACCTTTTCTTTTAACTCTAATATTAGAAATATCGTCATCAATAAATACTAAATAATCACCTTCTTTAAAGTAGTCAATAATAAAGTTTCGTTGATGTGAAATACCTTTCTTACCTACAATAATTTTATTATAACTATCCACTGGTAGTGCTTCTTTGTATAACTTTTCCTCTTCTTTATCCGCAACAAATATATAAATATCCTTTGGACTAATACCTCTTGATAATAGTAGTGTTAGTGTTTTCTCGTGTATAACCTTTTCACGCTTGTATGAAGGAATAACTACTTTATAGTGTTCGTTTTTTTTAGGCAGTTTTTCAGGGGTATTTACACCTCCCCCAGTTAGTTTAAACGCACCTTACCATTCGCACCGAGATTTGCTTGGTCGTATAGTTGAGAAATATACTCGTCCCTTGATGTAGGCATACCACTACCACTTATTTTTTTCTTGGCGTATTGACTTGCTAAATCAATCGCAACAGGAGCAACTGCCTTCCCTACTGATTTCAAAACATCAAAAACGCCTTCACCTGATTTATAACCTGCTTTACACTTTGGGTCTTTGAGTGCTTCGCTGTATTTCATATTGTTCTTTTTAGCATACGCCTTAACATATTCTATCCACTTGTTCGCCATACCTATATTATTATCAGGAGATTTTTTATTTCCATAACCTCTTAATTTTCTTAAATCTTCTTGTTCCTTCGTTCTTTTTTGATTTCCAAGCAACATCGCATTAGTATTAAAAGCGTTCAATTGGTCTATTGGATTATTATTATAAGGTAATACATAACCGCCTTTTTTATTTCCTCTTCCAGTTCTTAAAGGAACTGCTCGTGCTACTGGGACTGCTTGTGCTTCTCTTATTTCTTGTGCTATTGGTGCTGGTAAAGTTCCCTCTTCCAATCTTGCTTCAATATCCTCTACAATTGGAACAACTGAACCAATAGGTATATTTACTCTTTCTAATTCAACAGCAATTTCCTCTGGAACAACTTGATTATCTTGTAAATCTCTGTATGCTGAATATAACCAAGCAAACGCACCAGCACTCGCTAAACTGGTTAAAAGTGTTATAAGTGGGTCAATAGCACCTCCTTTCTTTCCTTTTCCTGCTTTTGCTCCAAATAAATCTTTTCCTTTTCCATCACCATCTCCTTTATCAAACTTTTTTCTACGAGTTTGTTTGGGGGCATCTTGTAGTTTTTTTTTATACGCTTCTACTCTTCCTCTCATTCTTGCGTATTGTTCGTCAGTTATTCTAATAAGCATACCATTAGGCATTCTATAAGTTTGATTAGGAGAAACACGAGAAGAAAATAAACCGCCAAAAAGATTGACTAAATCCAAATCACTTAAACTATCTAAAATTACACTTACAGGGTCGCCTTCTAAAACAGGTTCTCCTGCTTTGGATTGCTCTGTTCCAGCACCTTGTCTTACTACATCAAATCTCGCCCCAATATCAGTAAGAGTATTAGCAATCTTTCTTAATCTGTCGTTGCCTTCAAATAGAACTTTTGTTTCCTGTTTTACCCACGATTTATCAGTTTCATTACCGATATTATTAGCAGTTAAAAAAGCAACGATGAAATCTTGGCAGTTATTATCCTTTGCGGAGTAGGTAAAATACTTACCACCCATACGCTCTTGTGTTTTATTTAACGCTTCGTTTAAAGTTAATCCTTGTGGAATATCACTACTGGTAATATTTTGTGTTTGAGTTTCCTTTGGTAATTTACAACCTATTTCAGCGTTAATAACTTCATTCTTTTCTAAAACAATCTTATCCTTACTATCTAATTGAATACAAATAAATAAGTGGAAGAGTGTATCATAAGGGGTATTTTCTAACTTTTGTGAAAAAGTATTACCACTCGCTACTTGTAAAGCAGTCAATAGTGGAGTTCCTAACGGAGTTCGTCCCATCATAATTCCAGTAATATTTTTATCACCATATTTGCTAATAATATTGCGAACCTTTGGTGGATAATCACTACGACCATAAATTACTGCTTTTGTTGTTTTTATAGTGCTTTTAACCTTATCTACTACTGCTTCCTTGACTTTTCCAACAACCTTTTTTGCTCCTGAATATAAATCACCTAAAATACCTTCACCTTCCCTTTTCTCCTTACGCCTTTTAGCACTCGCAATAGTATTAGCAATTTTCGCTTTTCTTGCTTCTTCTGCCGTAGAATATTTTTTAGGGCGACCACGCTTTTTTATCTCGTTAATAACCATAGTAATATTTTCCTCTACTGGTTTTTTGGGAGGACGACCACGCTTTTTCTTATCAGGTTCAACCATAAGGATATTACCTGCTAAATCTTGAACTGGGACAAAATTATTCTTTTTCACCATTATTATATATATTCAACTATATAATAATTTCCATTATTACCATAATATTTGGTCGGCATAATAACCAGCACTTCCTTCTTTGGTTCTATCTTTGCTATGCCTAATTTTGTATAACCTACGCCTATTATCAGCATATTCCTTACCTTTTTCAGCAATATAAGTTGGATAATCACCATACCCTTTTGCCCCTATACTTAAAATAAACTGCTTATTGTAATCAAAAACATCAATCTTTTTTTTAGGATTAGTTGATGGTGCTATTTTCACTCCTAATTTTTCTGCTTGTTTATAAGAGTATGGTTTAATATCATACAATCCCTTACCTTGAAAAGCAGGTAGGTTTTTATCACCTTTGTATTTCTGTTTTAAAAGTATTTGTTGTAAAAGATTTTCAGGGTCAATCTCGTCAGGTGTTAAAGGTGTATTTTTATTTACTCGTTTTGTAGGTCTATACACAGGATAATCTAAACCACCAATATCCTTCCAGTTTTCTTTGAACCAACTTGTTAAACCACTATTATCTTTTTTACCACTATAAGTTCCACCCATCTCTTTATATCGTTTAACTAATTGTCCGCTACGATACGCAGAATGATTTGGATATTCTTGATATACAATTCGCTTTGCCTTTTCATACAATTCAGGATTATCTATTATACTCGGCATACCTATATATTATTGAGATTATTTAATTCTACACCACTTTCGTTATTTACCATTACCAGTGATGATGGTAAGGGACATAATTTATCCTCAACTTTTTTAGACAAAGCATTACTGCTTTCAACTAATTTACAATATATATTATAACACTTATCTAAATATTCTTTTGCTGGTATAGGTCTGTGTTCTTTTACTAAACTTAAAGTTTTAAAAATATCAACTGATAAAAGGTAGTAATCTCGTTGTGAAATTAATTCACTTTCCATACTTTTTTGTATAGTTAAATACAATTCAATTGAACCAATAATAGAGCAAACCAAAGCAAGTAAGCAAGTAATAATACTAATTGCTCCCTGTTGTAAATAAGGTTGTAGTCCCACGCTCACGATTGAGTTTATCCCTGAAAGCACGATTACAGGTAAGCGGTAGTATTTTAGATTTTCTTTTAAGTAAAAATATCGTTTCTTGTGTTCCTTTGATAATATTACACTATTTACTCGTATATTTTCCAATACACATTCAATATCATTCGTCCAATCGTTTTCCATTATATTAGTAAGAGATTTTATCCTACAATAACAAAGTTGAAGAAATAGAAATTAGTAGAATTAACATTAACATATCTTAACTCTCCAATAGCATATCTTCCAGTAGGGATTTGAAAAGAATTAATAGCACCTGAACCACCTACTTTTACAGAATTAGCACCTGAACCAACACCATTCATTATAAGAGTTCCTGAACCACCATTATAAATCGCTATTTGATAATAACAATTAAGAGGAATACCACTCAAAGAATAAGCAGTAATAGAAGTCGCACCACCTGAATAATTTACATTAAAACTCCTGAATGTTAAACCATTACTCGCTAATGTAAAAGTGCTTGTTGTTCCTAATGTGGTTGTAGTTGTTCTATTTATTATACCAGCACTATCCGCATTAAAAGTTATGGGTTTATACATCAGCAAACCACTACCATTAAAAGTTGCTATATTTACTGCCGCATCAAGAGTAGAACCAACAAACATCTCTAATGATTGAACGGATGTTGCTTGTATTGTTCTTGCTCTTAATCCAATATAGTTGTCGGTTGGTGATGTATAAGCACTATATAATAAACTATATATTGTTGCTACTGGGACATCACCTTCTCTATAAGTTGCTACTCCTCCTGTAAAGGTAGTATCAGCATCAATAAAATTACTATATAAATTAAGTGTGTTTTCAGTCAATAAACCATTACTCCTTTTATAACCATCGTTAGAGAGTGCGTCTAATTCTACTGACGATAAACCTGTTGTGCTATTACCTGACCGCAGTTGTATAAAACTCGCTTTATTTGAAAGTGTGGTATTTTCACAATACAATTGTAAAGATTGATTAACTCCTGCGGTTGCGGTTAATCGTTGTATAGCACCTGCTCCAAAGTTCATATTACCTGTTGCGGATGTTCCACTACCAATAGTTAAAGCATTATTAGTTGTGTCTGTTAAAGAAAGAGTTGAGGCACTCGTAATACCAAGCGTAGAAGTTCCTGATACAATAAGGTTTGGTATGCTTTCTGTTCCTTGACCGACAGGAAACTTTAAATATAAAGCGTCTGCTTGTTCCTGTGTTAGTGCTCCGCTTCTTTCTGTCGTCCAGTAAGCAGGAATAAATACACTCGTTTTTGGAAATATAGGGGCACTTGAACTACTCATATTATTATATAATAGTAATATATAATAAGTTTAGATGAATAATTCAATAACGACCGACTTTTATATTTATAGCACAAAAAACTCTTTGTCTAAATCGTTGTGTGAGGAAATTATAGATAGATTTGAAAAGGAGGATAAAAAGAGAGCAGGTATAACCTTTGCTGGTGAAAATAAGGACATAAAAGATACTCTTGATTTTCACTTATCGCACAATCCTGATGCTTGGAAAGATATTGATAAAGTATTGACTAACGAATTAAGCAAAGCGTTAAATCTTTATTTTGAAACCATCAATAAAGATATAAAAATACTTGTCTGTGATAATTTAACTGATTTAGGTTTTCAAATACAGAAATACAATAAAGGTGTTGGAAAATATATTTTTCATAACGACCATCAAATCTACTTAAAAGATGGAATGGATAGAGCACTAACTTATATTTGGTATTTGAATGATGTTGAGGAAGGTGGAGAAACCAGTTTTTTTAATAAAGGTAAGATTAGACCAGAGCAAGGTAAGTTAGTTTTATTTCCTTCCTGTTGGACTTATCCTCACGCAGGAATTATGCCTATAAGTAGTGATAAATATATCATAACAGGTTGGGTTTTAAAACCAGTAGGAATGGGAGGAAAAATCTAATCATTCAAGCAAGAACTCTAATAATATATTTAACTACGCAAAAGGGAGGGAGCATATCCTGATTGTTTCCTGTTAGTTCTGCTGTAATAGTTAAATTAGCGTTTCCTTGAATAGGATTTTTAAAATTACTTGGACCGCTGGGGTCATTCTCACCTCTATTTGACTGATTAACACTAACGTTTTGAACCATATTAGTTGGACTAATACTAACATTATGATTATGTGTTGCTAATTGTGCTGGATTTACATTACGATTACCACCAGAGGAAACTGAACTACCGCCAAAAGTCGTGGTTAAAACACCTGTATTATCAGCACCAAAAGGGATTTTACCCAAACAATTAGGCACAGCAAAATTATCACCTGAACCGCCATAAGTATATCCAATAAATCCAAATAAATCAGGGTAAGTAGAGGTAGGATATTGTGTTCCATCACACCAAACCCAATTAGTAGGTGGTGTTGAACCTTCAAAAATAGTAATTTGTCCTATTAAATTATATAGAGAATAGTTTGATGAACTGGTGCTTGTTTCAACACCTACGCTCCAATTTTCAGGTATAAATACAGGCAAATCAAAAATAGGTGATGGATTTGATATTGAAGTTGTCGCCATTATATATATACTACTACTAAAATAATTCAACTAAATTGCTCTTATCATATAATTACAAACAAAAAAAGGTGGTAAAAAATCGTTCGCACTACCAGCAGTTCCCATAGTAGCAACAATATCAAAATTATTACCACTTATATTAATAGGCACTAACGGATTAAAAATATAAGGCAATACTGCGTTTTTACTATTATTAAAATATACATTCTGTATCATAGGAGTAGGTGAAAAGTTAAGAGTATGAGAATGTTGTGCTAATTGATTAATAGATATTGTTTTATTACCACCTGTGGATACTGGACTTCCTCCGTAAGTTGTAGTCAAAGTAGAAGTAGCGTCAGCACCAACAAAAGTTTTACCACATAAATTAGGCACATTAAAATTATCACCTGAACCACCATAAGTATATCCAATTAAAGCAAATAAAGAAGGATAAAAGGTAGTAGGATAAGAAGTTCCATCACACCACACATAATCAGGCGAAGGTAAAGTTGTTCTCGCAACCATAACTATTTGTCCTAAAAGTGTTGTTTTTGTTATATCTGTAATATTTGTTGTAGTGATAGTAGGAGTGTGTATCCAATATTCAGGTATAAAAATTGGTGCGTCAATAATAGGTGTTGGATTTTCAGGTATAGTCGCCATATTGATTATATTATATAAGTATATTTATTTTTACAAAACTACAATTGCCCTTATCATAAAATTAGAAACAGAAAAAGGCGGTAATAAATCTGCTGAATTACCTGTGTTTTGTGCCGTTGCTGAATAACTAACCTCATTACCTATTCCTGATTTTATACAATCCTCTCCTGTATTAGGTGATTGACCTATTGTTTGAATAGCGTTATTTTGATTTAAGTTTTGAAGCATACCTGTTGGTGCTACGCTATTAATTGCGTGATTATGCTGTCCTAATTGATTAACATTCATATTTCTATTACCGCCTGATGTTGTAGGAGTTCCTTGATAAGTAGTTGTATAAATATTTGTAGCATCACTACAAACAGGGGTTCTACCACACAAATTAGGAACATTAAATAACGGAACACCAGTCCAAGTAGCACTCACAGCAGTATAAGAAGTATTTAAATCACTCGTCCAAGTAAAAGTTCCTACTCCTGATAAAATTGAACCAGTCCTATTAGATAAAGTAGTATTACAAAGTGGTTGTAAAGTAATAGTATAAGAAGTAGAACCACCACTAACCGAACTGGATAGTGTATAATTACATCTTACGAAAAAAGTATAAGTAGCAGTTGTAGATTGAGTATCAGGTGTAAAATTAGCATTATAATTACCATAATAAGTATCAAAAACCGAAATAGAAGTCGCACTATTACCTGATTGAGTAAAAACTACTGGATTATTGGTTGTAGTCGCTGTTGCTGTAAGTATTGAGTGAAGCACCCCATCTTTATATACATCAAAAAATACACTATTAATTGTTGTAGTTCCTGTAAGAGTAGAAGCACCAAAAGGCGTCCAATTAGCACCACCATAAATCTCCAAAGGTGTATCCAAATTAAAAGTTCCTCCTCCACTTGAATTGCTTGGTATTACAATAGTCCAAAATTGAGTTGCTGTGGAGTTGATGGTATTACTTGTGTCGTTTTTATCTACTGATACATCAGGGTTAATATTTAAATCACTACCACTACTGGTGGAAGAAGATGATGGATTTGCTACTGCTGATTGTCCGTAATTATATCCAATAACACTATATAATTCAGTATATAACGCTGGTAAATACCCAGTTCCATCACACCATAACCAATTAGCAGAAGGTAGTGAAGTTCCTTGATAAGCAATAATTTCACCAATAATATTTGTATTTTCTACGGAAGTTGTAGTGGTTGTTGTAGTTGTAGTATTAATCCAATTTTCAGGTATGAATACAGGTAAGTCAAATATAGGTGATGGATTTTCAGGTTTAGTCGCCATTCTTGAATATAATATAGTGGTATATTATTTTCTATCAGTTATATATATATTATGCCTCCAAAACAGCAAAAGAAAGCAGAGTTAGTAGATTGGTATAAAAAAATACCAGAAAGGTTCTTGCTAAAATCTCATAACCCTCACTACGAAACACACCATATTAAATTACCTTTTCGTATGATTATTATGGGTTCGTCAGGAAGTGGAAAAACTCAAACACTTATGTCGTTGATATACAATATGCCTGATACTTTTGAAAATATATACATAGCGACAAAAAATAAGGACGAACCTTTGTATAACTATATTGATGAGAAACTTGGTAAGAAAGGATTGAAGATGATGGAGATTGATAAGGACGGATTACCTGATTTAGATAAACTCAATAAGGAACAGCAAACTTTAATAGTTATGGACGATTTAGTAGGTGAAAAGAACCAAAAACCGATGGAGCAGTTCTTTTTAAGAGCAAGAAAGAAAAACGCAAGTTTAGTGTATATTACTCAATCCTATTATGCTGTGCCGAAGATGATTAGAAATAATATGACTTACCTAATAATAAAACAAATTAGTAGTATGAAAAACCTTACGATGATTGCTCGTGAGTTTGATTTGGGAATGAGTAAGGATACGCTTACCAATATGTATAAGGACGCAACTGCCGAAAAGAAGAACTTTCTTATGATAGATTTAGAAGCAGACCAACGAGATAGATTTAGGAAAGGTTTTAACGATATTTATGATATTGAAGATGAAGAAGAGGAGAAATAGCAATATTGTTATGACTTTTTCGCAACAATTTTTTTATTTTATTTTCTCACTAAATAATATAAAAACAGAATGAGCGGAACTGGAAGTTTGATGATACGAAATCTACAAAAACCGAGTGATTACTCAAAAGGGGTGATGACGCAAGACGAGTTGCTCCGTATTGCTATTGCGAACGATATGAATGTAGCACAAGCAAGAGCAGGTTTCCAGCGTGGAGAGGTTCAAGCACAAACCCCACAGCAACTTAAATCTCCTGCTGAATTACAAGCAGATATAGCACTACAAGAAAAAACTGGTCTTGATAATCTTTTACGATTATTCCAGTATAGGGAAGCATCAAGTATTATTGGGGAACTTAACCCTGATGAGATATTTACGATGAACCAATCCTTTCCACAAATAGAGCGTGATATTAACAGGCGTTTTGCGAAAGGTCTTTTGTCGCCAACCTTTTTTGTAGAATATTTGAGAAAGTTTAAGGAAGAATTGGAACAATCAAAAGGAGTTTCTACGAACTTATCGTCTATTACTAATAAGTTTAACGCTTTGACTGATAATATCAACGATATTAGGGCAATTCTACCTACTAAAACTCAATTTGCTAATTTACAGGATTATGTGGAGAACGAGTTTGATAGATTACCTCGTATGATTGTAGCACCTCTTTTAGAAAGAATACAACGCTTACAGAATGCTACACTTTCTAATGATGATTTTAGAAGGGTTAGTGCCGACCAAGAAATACTACAATTTGAAACTCTTAATATGCTACAAAATATTACTGCTAATATGCCTACGCAAACTCAATTAAATATGATTATTGAAGATATTAGAAGTGGTAGAACAACACAAGCAGAAGGAATAAAAAGGATAGAGGACGCTGTTTCAGGTGTGAGCGACGAACAACTTTCTTTATTGGAGGATATAAAGCGTGAAATACAGCAAAATAAACCAGGCGGTTCTAATCCATTAGATATAGAGTTTCAAGTTTTTACTGGTGTTCCTCAATACCCATCAGTAGTAATTGAGCGACGACCAATAACGGCAAAAGGAACACCAAAGAAGTCAGGTGCTTTGTATGTAATTTTAGAGAATGGTAATAACGATAAACTAACTTTACCTTATTTACAAACAATTTTTAGAGAAAATCAAGGATTTAGACGATGGTATATTTCTAATGTAAGTGCGTCAGGAACACCCAATTTGAAGGATTTGGAAACTTATGTTGGAGCAGAAGGAGCACCGCCTGTAAAAGAAAAGGCAGGTAAAGAATTACCACCAGAAAAAAGTGGATTTGGTTTGAAAGCAAAGAACGGCAGAATTAGAACTAAAAAAATTGGCGAAGGTTTAAAGTATGAACCTGAACCAACATACAGGACTTTTGGTAAGTATGTGATTAATATTCCTCAACTTAAAGAGCGTGATATTTTGAATGTAAAGTTCCCAAGTTTAGGTCGTATTCCTCAATTTAAACCAACTCCTATTAGTGATGTGATGAAGGAGTTTCTTTTAGAACTATTGGATACAGGTAAGGTAAGTAATCGTATTTACGAACAAATACCTATTGAGGAAAGACAACTTTTTGAAAGGATTGCTACTGGTGCTGGTATATTGAACTCACTAAAATTAAAACGCACTATTAGCAACGAGGATAAAGAAGATAATGATAGATTTACTCTTTTGAAGGGAGAATATTTAGCAGGAAATAATAGCGTTGCTTTATTAAAGGAATTAAGGAAATTAGTAGTTAAGTTTATGTCGCAAGGCAAAATATCCAAACACGATGGAATGAACTTACTTATTGAATTATCTGTCTAATTATTTTATATTGTATAATATATATAATATGAGAACTCTTATCGTGAATAGTAGTAATGTTGTTCCTAACACTAATAACTCTGTATATAAATACAACTTCCCTGCTGGTAATGTAGAGTTTAGTAAAGGACAAAAATTAGCACTTGGGTCAATACAGATGTATTATTCAACCTTTAATATTACTTCCGCACAAGGCAATAATCAGTTTAGTTATATTTGGGTTGATGGAAGAGAAATTACTATTACCATACCTGATGGATTTTATGAGATTGCTACGCTCAACGATTTTTTACACTTTGTTATGGTTCAACAGGGACACTACCTTTTAGATAGTGCTGGAAATTACTATTACTTTATCACCCTTGTTGTTAATACCTCTACCTACCAAATTGAAGTTAATACTTTTCCTATTAGTTTAGCAACCTACCCTGTCGCTACTTATACTATTGGAACTTACACATCATCAACAATCACAACTTCTTCACCTGCTACACCTCAATATTGGAGCAGACCTACTAATCCAATTACACCTATGTTTAGAGTATTAGCAAACAATTTTAGAAATATTATTGGTTTTGAAGCAGGGTATTATCCACAGGGTCAAACTGGTTATGCCTCTACACCTCCTACAACTGCCCTCGCACAAGCAACTATTACTAACTCGCCTTCATCAACTACCTTTTCTATTACCTCTATTGTTGGAACTACTTTAACCACTACTGGTTCTCCTGCCCTTTTAGCAGGTATGGTTATTTCAGGCACAGGTATTACTGCTGGAACTTATATTGTATCAGGGTCAGGAAATAGTTGGTTGGTTTCTGTATCACAAACTATCGGTGCTATTACTGGAACTTTTTATGCTATGACTGCTTCTCAATCTCCAAGTTATTCTACAATTCAAACTTTTAGTTCTACCTCTGTTCCACAAGTATCTCCACTATCGTCTTATGTATTGACCTGTAATTTATTGAATAACAACTTTGCTATTCCTAACTCGCTATTGTATAGTTTTTCACCACAAGCAACTTTCGGTTCTCAATTTACGATTGCTCCTAATCAGTATAGTTTTATTGATATACAACCAGGGCAGTATAACTCTTTTCAAGTATCCTTTTTAGACCAAAATAATATCCCAACTAATCTACAAGATAGTAATTTAGTAATTTTATTAATCATAGCAGACAAGGGTGAATTGGAAGGATTAGCAATTTAATTTTCTCTTATATAATATATAGTATGTATATTCACAGGTTAGGTTCAACTACAAGTGGAGCAGGTTTAAGAACAAGTATGGGTATTAGTAAAAATCACAATATAGCAAGAAGTAATAAAAGAAGTATGGGTTCAGGATTAGTTCCTGAAATCTACGAAAAAGGAATGGTTCAGCGAAAAAGCGATATTCTGCGTAATTTGAAAATAGCACAACCAAGAGTTCCAAAGAAATATATATCTTTTGATGTTTAGGGGGAAAGATTTAGCAATACGATACAAAAAAATATATTTTGTATAGTATATATATAATGGATAATCTTGTCTTTGAAGAAAGCATCAACACGGAGGTTTCGTCCAGTGAGTTCGTTGATAAGCAGTGGTTGTATGTGAATGATAATAACAACGGCAGTTATTCAGGGCAAATTGTTTTAGACACAACTTCCCTTTCTAACAGCGGTTCTTATATCAATTGGAGTGAGGCGTTTATTGCTATGCCTTTGGTTTTACAAGCAGAGGGTTCTGCTACTGCTATTACAGCGTCAAATAGTTTAGATTACCTTATGGGTATGAAAAACGGATTTTGGCAGATTTTACATAGTATGTCTGTTGAGTTCAATAACGGCAGTATTATACAGCAAACTCCTTTCCTTAATGTGTTTTGTTCCTTTAAGAACCTTACCAGTTGGTCGCAAAACGATATTCAAAATTGGGGTGCTGTTTGTGGTTTCTGCCCTGATACTGCGAGGTCGTGGTTGTATAACAACAACTCTACCGCCAACTCCCTTCTTAACTTTATGAATACATCAGGTCAAGGTTTCTGTAATAATCGTGTCGCTCCTTATGTTTCAGTTTCTTCTTACGGATATTGGAGTGGTTCTTTGGTTTGTGCGTCAGGTGCTTCTGCCGTCACCGCTATTACAACTTCGGCAGGTCAATTGTCCGTTGGTATGATGGTTGTAGGAACTGGTATTACTGCTGGAACTTATATTAGTGCTATTGTGTATGTCGCTGGTTCTCCTTCAACTGCTACTCTATCTGCCGTCACCACAGGTGCTTTAACGAATGTTATACCTATTACTGGTCTTAACCCTCTATTACAGGTCAATATTGATACTCCTGCTGGTGATGATAGTGATAATCTACGCCAACTTTACAACGCTGGTTTAGCACAGCGTATCGCTTGGTTGAACTACTCACTTTCTAACTTGGGTTCTGCCGTCACCCCTACACTCACAAACTCTTTAACTTCTAACCAAGTTTCTTTACTCGCTGGTTCGTCAGGCACAGCAACAACTTCCGTTGCCTCTTCCTCTGCTTACAACCAAATCTTCCAGTCGTATGTCCAGAAGGCATCAACTACTCGCTCTATTGTTTTTGACGCTGTTATTCGTCTTAAAGATATTGCTGACTTCTACCAAAAGTGTCCTCTACTCAAAGGTTCTACTATGCGTATCTACCTTAACACTAACCAAGTTTATTTCACTATCGGTGCTGTCGCTCCTGTGGTTGCTGGTTCTGTATCTACTACCGCTGGTTCTGCTGGTGCTTCACTCGCTCAAACTCAAACTGGTTGTATCGCCCTAACCTCTACACCTGTTATTTTGGGAGGTGGTGGAACTAATCCTGTGATGGTTTCCTCTATGGATATAGGACAAGGTGCTTCTAATCTCGTTCCTGTCGCAAATACTACTCCTGCCGCACCTGAAAGTGTTAAGATTGGTTTGTCTATTGTTAGAACTCAATTCTTATCAGGACAATTCACTTCTTCTGTTTCTGCTCCTGTGACGAGTGTGCGTCTATACGCTCCTGCCTATACTATGTCGCCAATAGCAGAGCAAAGATATTTGAGTTTAACTCCTACCAAGAAAATTGTGTATAACGATTTGTTCCAATACTCCTTTACTGGTGTAGCATCAGGACAAACTTTTTCTTTCCTCGTGACGAACGGCATACCAAATATTCGTGGAATATTAGTAATTCCTCTGCTTCCAAAGGCATCAAACGGCGTTGCTTCAACCTACGCCTCTACTACTGCTCTTGCTGGAACTACTACTTCTTCACTTCTTTCTCCTTTCGCTACTACTGGTGGAACTCCTGACCCTATTTCTCTTACAAACTTCCAAATCCAAATTAGCGGTAAGAACTTATTTATCAATAATCTCCAATATGATTATGAAACCTTCTACGAGCAACTTGTTTCTTCTAACCAGTTGAACGGCAGTTTGACTACTTCTCTATCGTCAGGTCTTATTGGTTTTGCCGAGTTTGAAAGTTTATACAGATACTACTACGGAAACGCAGGTCGCTCCATTCCAAGTGAAGATGGTGTCGCCAAAGCAGTCCAAGTATCAGGTGTTAATAACTCCCCACAGACAATAGATTTTATGGTCTTTATTGAGTTTGAACGCCAAATCGTAGTAGATGTTAGAACTGGTGCGAGAGTTCAGTAAATAAGTAATAAATAAATAGAAGTTTTTTTAAATCTGTTTTTGTTAAAAGTGTGAGAAAACAATAGCATATCTCGTGTTTAGCAATATTTTTTTTTATATTTTTATATATACCTTTATATATAAGAATGGAAGTTATGAATGTGCCTCAATCAAGAAGCAGAATTAGCATCGCACCAAGTATGGTTAAGCGTCCTATTGGTGGTAAAAGGGGTATGCGTAATCCTCCTGCTATGGAAGGAGAAGGTTTTATGGATGTTTTGAAATCCGTAGGAAAGGCAGTTGCCCCAGTCGCAATTGATTTAGCAAGTAAATACGCCAAAGAACGATTGAGTGGTGGAATGGCGATGCCTATTAATTTATCACCAGCACAAAAACGCACTCTTAAAAAGGGTGGTGCTATTACTATTAAACCAGAGATGATTAGTGATGTAGCACAACAGGCACTCGCTATGCTTCCTGCTTCCGCCAAAAAGGTTTTAGGGTCTTTGAGTAAGAATAAAGGTGTTAGATTTGCTCTTAAACAAGGTGAAGATGTAATTGATAGAATGACTGGTAAAGGTCTTTTTGATGTTCTCAAATCTGTTGGTAAAGTCGTTGCTCCTATCGCAATTGATTTAGCAAGTCAAGAAGCAAAGCGTCGTGTTGGTAGTGGAACAAAGAAGGGTATGATGCGTAAAACAGCACGAAAAGCATACGAAGAAGGTGAAGGTGTTTTTGATGTTCTCAAATCTGTTGGTAAAGCAGTTGCTCCTGTTGCGATTGATTTAGCAAGTGATTACGCCAAGAAGAGAGTTAGTGGTGGAAGAATGCGTAAGATGCCTATGAGTTGTGGTGGAGGTTCTCCTTATGTTTCCGCTCCTTATAAGCAAGTTATGGATTTAAGTTTAACCGAGAATGGTGGAAGTATTTTCGCTGCTGGTGGAAGTATTTTCCCTGCTGGTGCTGGTATTTATCCTGCTGGAAGATATGGTAGTGGAATGCCTATTCAGTTAGGAAATCCTTATATCAATCCATCAAGTCCTGCTATGAACCCTTTTATTCCTACTCGTGGTATTCAATCTTACGACCCTATTGGTAAGAAAGAAGGTGGAGGTAAGTTTGGTTCTTTGGTTGGTTCGGTTTTAGGTAATTTTTTGCCGTTTTAAATAAATATAAATTAAATATTTAATTATTAATATATATTTAGCGAAAATAATGATATAAAGAAAATAAAAATATATAATATATAATATGAGTAAATCGTATAAAACGCCTCCGCCGTCGTATTTTCACAGAATGGTGAAACCTGCTAATCGTCCTTATGTATTTATGGGCGACCTGAATGAAAAACTTTATGAACCTGTTATTGTTGAAAGGTATGGTGATGTTAAACGCAACAATACTACTATGAGGAATATTATGAAGGTTTATGACTGGGAGAATAATAAGAATAGAGTTGAGTTAAAATCAAGAAACAACGACCACAACTATTATCCTGATACTATGATTGGTTTTAATAAAGTTGAGGCGTGGGGTGAAGATGAAACTGATAAAAGATATTATTTTTTGTTTGGATTTTTAGATGGATTGTATGAGTGGGAATTAACGCAAGAAAATTATGATGCTATTGGAGGCGAAGATGCTGTTAAGGAGGCAATTGACTATACTGATACTGAATATACACCTTTTAATCCAAAGAAGAAACACCTATATATTCCAGTTGATAAACTTGTTAAAATAAACGATACTGGTTGTATAGTTCCTGATGATTTAGTAAGTAAGAGCAAAAGAATAAGATTTAAGTGTTGGTGGAAAAAGGATTAAATAATATTATATATTACTATATTGTATATAATATGATTACTAATTTTGATATTGAGGAAATAGCACAAGGTCTTAAACTACCTATTGTTGGTGTGTTTAGCAAAGATAAATTACCTCAAAAGCGTAGCGTTGGTTCTTATTATATTAATATGGAAGACCACGATAAAGGAAACGGAACTCACTGGGTTTATGCTCGTATTTTTCCTGCTGGATTTGCGTGTTATTTTGATAGTTTTGGAATTAGTCCGCCAGAGCAAGTTAGGGATTTTCTTAAACCCTTTTCTCCGTTTCCTTTTTCTAATAGACAAATACAAGATATTAGTAGTGAGAATTGTGGTAGGTTTTGTATTCTTTGTGATTACTACTTTACACACCAAGTTAAAACTAAATTAAAAACAAACGATATGGTCGCAGAATGCTTTGACGATTTTTTAAACTCGTGGTCTATTGATGCGAAAACTAACGATAAAATCTTAAAAGAAAGAATTAATAAATTAGGTTAAAAAGGATATAAAGATATTCTAATATTTATATATAGTATAGAATGGAAGAACAACCTGAAACTAAAAGTTATTACACTCCTGCGGTCAAGAAGGCGATTATGACTTATCGTGAGAAGAATGTTGAAAAGTATAATGAGTTCCAGCGTAATTATTATCACACCAAGAAAGTTGATGAAGAGTGGAACGACAGGTTTAAGGAAAGATGCCGTGAAGCGAATAAAAGATATAGGGATAAGAAGCGTGAGAACTCACCACCAGCACAACGAGGTCGTCCAAGAAAGATTAAGGAGGTTAGTTGTGTATGTTAGTTTAATAAAAGTGGAAACAGATTTTTATTAAATATTTAGGCGTTTTTAAAAAATTGAAATATATAATATATATTTTGCGAAAAAGGATTTAAAAAGAAAATATTTAGTATATATATAAGGGAAATATGGCGAACCGAATTAATATCAAGAACGAATTGTCCTTTTACGGATTTAGGGGAAACCAAATCACAAGACCACGATGGAATGCTATTGCGAACCAGTTGGGTATTAGACCAACAATACAGCGTTTTGCTAATATAAGCGATAATAGTAATAAATCAAGCACTCCGTATAAAGCGTTTGTAAGGGCGGTAAAACAAAACCTTCAAGCAAAATATACTGCGGACAATCAAAATATTATCCAGCAATTTACCTTTGATTATAAAATTAGATTTAAGGAAGATAAGGGCAGATGGAGCAAGTGGTTCAATAAAACTTTTAGCGGTCAGGTTCAGGGTAGAAGATTTGGAATTGGTGAAAGGGTTTTACAGGCACAAGGCGACGAGGTTAATAAATTGGAAGAAAGTAATGCGGAGGTAAAAGATATTTCTAATCCTGATTTGAAAGAACCGCAGGTTGTTCCTATTGTAGGAGGCAAACTTGTTGCGAAAGGTGTTAGAGTAGCAAAGATGCGAAAACTTGGTGCTTTAAAACTTGATGTTAATTTTGTGGGTGATACGAGTTGGGATTTACAGCAAGATACTTGTGTGTTTGATTATATATTTCACAAATACGCTGGTAAGACAGGTTTTAAAAAATCTTTGCCTGACGATGATAGGGAAAAAGCGTATGACTTTCTTGAACTTTTATTTACTGATTGTGATAATTTAAATCCGCTTGAAGAAGGTGTATGTGTAGAGCAATTAAAAAAGTTTTGCGATAAGTTTGATATTGGTATGATTGCTTTGGATAAAAACGAAAAATTAATTGAGTATGTTAAATCCAGTAATAGAAATCACCCTCCACTAATATTTATTACTTGTAATAATCACTTCTATCCTATTGAGGATAAAAATAAAAGATTATCTGTTAGTGCTAAAAATAAAGAAGCAGATAAACCTGATGAGGAAAAACAAACTTGGAAAAGTGAGGACTTTGCCTTTGAGGATAAAAAGGGTAAAGATAATCCTGAATTGAAAATTGTTTATCCTAACGACGATGAACCTGATGGTAATACCTTTGCTATAAAAATAATTAGTGATTTAAAAACATTACCTAATCCGCAATCATTACGAGTTAGTGAAAATACAATTGAAAGTTTTAAAATTGGTGATACTATGTATATAACAAAAAGACCTGAAAAGGTCGTGATAAAATATTGTGAAAAAAATAATATTAAGTATCAGGGTCAATCTATTAATTCTATGTTGATGGATACTTGGGAAAATATTGGTAAGGGAGATGAGGAAGATGAAGATAATGAGTTTGGTGTAAAGAGCGAAAAAATAATATCTTTGGTTAATCCGTTGGTTCATAAAACTCTAACAACCGAAAAAGTTAAATATAGAACTCATTATGGAGCGACGAGGGACTTGGGTGAATGGTTTGATATATTACCACCTATGAATATTAGAATGAAGTATATTGATGTGGAAAAGAAATCTTATAAAAATATATTTACTGGTGAAACCATTACAGAAACAAAAGAAATTACAAAATATCATAGGGTAGTGTTTCCTCCAAAAACAAAAATACAACAGGCGTTAATTGATGGTGATGCTATTGGTATAGATATTAATAAGTGTTATTCATCTTGTATTTATGACCCTTATGATAATTGGATTAAGTATAGTGTTGAGGATACTTGGGAGGATTACGATGGCGAACTCAAAACTGGGTTGTATTATATTGAAACTGATGATTTAACCTTGCTACATCAAACTAATATTTATTCTAATAAGATTATTGAACTTGCTATAAAAGAAAAAATACCGCTTGTAATTAAAAAACAATTGGTTCATAAGCAAAGAATACTTGGTGAAGAACCTATACCTAAAAATCACTTTCATAAATTAATTAAAACTATAAAAGAAAATACAAAGGGCGATAGGTTAGGTAAATTAATGATTAATATGATTTGTGGGTATTTAGGCAAAACCGAAACTATAAAAAGAACTGCGGAGTTGGATACTGACCCTGACGCAATATGGCGACACTATCTATCGTGTGAGCGTCCAGAGGACGATGAAGATTTTAAAAGGTTCTTCTTTCAGGAGGACTTTGAGGAAACTGAATATAATAGGTTTCATAAGGATAATTTAATTCTTAAAACTTTGGAAGGTATTAATGGTGAAAAGGTTTATCTGTATGGGTATGAAAGCAAAAGTGGTATGAACGAATATACCTTACCTATGTATTTACAAATATTAGATTGGTCTAATATGAGGTTATATGAATTAGGTAAAAAGGTTGGTGGTGAAATAGTTTATAGGCATACAGATTGTATTGTTAGTATAGGCGGTAAATTACCTATACGAGATATGACTAATAACTGGGGTGATTATTCTGTTGAGGTTAAAGAGTTTAACTTTAAATCTGTAATGAAAACTGAACGACATATTGAAATCAAAGATTTTGCGAAAGAATGGAAATCTAACCCTGCTTTAAAAACGAGTAGTGATTGGTGTGATATTATTAAGTATGCTATTGATAATGGTGGTTTGCTAATTGAAGGTAGGGCAGGAACTGGTAAAAGTTTTGTTCCAAAATCTGCCTTTAATTCAGGTATGATGAAAATAACTGATATTATAAATACTGATGAATATGGTAAGCAAACTAAAACTTACGCTGATACAAAAACGATGAGTTTTACAAATAAAGCGTCAAGAGGTATTATGGGAACAACTATTCATAAAACTTTACATATTACGAGTTCAGGAACAATTCCAAGAAAAACGATGAATGGTTTGAAAAGGTATAAGTATTTTGTTATTGATGAGATTGGTATGATTAGTAATGACCTGTGGAGATATTTGCTATTACTCAAACGAACTAATCCAAAAGCAATATTTATATTACTTGGGGATTGGCGACAATTGCCTCCTATTGATGAGGGTAGAATGGTTGAAAGTGATATATTTAATCACCCAGTAGTAAAATATCTTTGTAATAATAATAGAATAGAATTAACTGAAAAGCAAAGGTATAATCAGGCACTTTGGGATTTCTTGGAGAAGGGTGTTGAGGAGGGTGTATGGGAAGGAATAAAAGAAAGTAAAATATCTTATAATGATATTTATGGTAGTAAAAGTATTTGCTATTTAAATAAAACACGAGTGAGAATAAATAAATTGTGTATGGATTATTTTAAGAATATAACTGACGATGTGGTTTATTTGGAATACAAACCAAAACAGATTGAAGTTGATGGTAAATTAATTGATGATGCTAATGATAGAAGGCAAAGTGTTTATCTATATACTGACCTTCCAGTTATGAGTTGGAAGAATTGTGTAAAACTTGGTATTGTAAATAGCGAGGAGTTTAGGGTTGCGATGGTTGATGAAACGCAAATAGAATTATCACGAGAAGAAGGTGGTGAAAATATTATTATTGATACGGAAGAGTTCCATAATTATTTCCTTGCGAATTATGCTTCAACTGCTCACAAAAGTCAAGGTGCTACTTATCAAGGTAAGGTTATATTATGGGATTGGGATAGAATGACCGATGATAAAAAATTATGCTATACTGCTTGTAGTCGTGCTGTGTCGTTAGATAATTTAACAATATCTACTGGTATATTATAATGTTTGGATTTTTGGTAGGATTTATTTATGCGTGGATTAAGCAATTAATAGAAGATATTAAAAAATAATATATATTAGATATAAACAATATAAAAAGAAAATATTTAGTATATATATAATGACGACGACTATGACGACGGCAGAGAAGAAGCGTTTGGAAACGAAAGCGAAAGTTGGGTGGAAAAACTACTACATATTGCGTGATGACTTTGATGAACTCTCACAATATTTTAGTGAGGTTAGAGCAGAGAATAGAAAGTTAATTGAAACTATTAAGAGCGGTGGTGATGTGGATTTTAATTACTTGAAGAAACAATTTTTAGAGTTATACGAGAAGGTAGGTGAATTAACCGATTGTCCTGTATGCTTTGAAACTCTAACAAAAGAAAATAGTGATGTTCCCAGTTGCGGTCATCTTATCTGTAAAGATTGTAAGCAACACATCTGTAATAGTGGTAATAAAGAATGCCCTATCTGTAAGGCGAAGTATTGGATAAGCAAATAAAAAATAAATACAATATATATACTTACTTTTTTTATGTTAGGATTTTTAGTTGGTTTTATTGTTGAGTGGATTTCACAAATTATTAGGGATATTAAATAAGAATAATTATATAATTTTTTATGTGATTATTTTACCTGTTTGTATGGTGCGGAT